ACATATATGGTGGTGAGACTCTATTAACAAAAACTCATGAAATAATTTTAGAAGAACTTAAGCCATATGCTAGTAAAATAACAGTTTGGTATGACACCAATGGAACAGTAGTACCTTCACAGAGAACTATTGAGTTGTGGGAACCATTTCATTTAGTTCGGTTAAAATTGAGTTTAGATGGAATAAGTGAAGCATTTGAATATATGAGATATCCAGCCGTTTGGTCTAAAGTTGAAGATACTATTTTAAAAATTGTTGATGTGATGCCATATAATCATATGTTAACAGTAAGACCTGCAGTTGGTTTTTTAAATTTTCATCTTATTAAAGAACTCAGAGAATGGCAACAAAAATATTTGTATGCAAATAGATTGGGTGATTTGACTGAATTTGAATACACCCCTGTTTATGGTATATACAAAGCAGAGAATATGACTCAGGCTATGAAAGACGAATTGATGATGATTTACGATAAATCTGATCCTATTCATGCTACAATGCCAAAATTTGTTCGTGGAACTGAAGTTGAGTTATCAACAATTAAGAACGAATTAACTAAGTTAGATGCACGTCGTGGGTTAGACTATAAAAAATCATTACCCCATTTAGTAAAATACTTATAATAATTTAGCAAATTCTGGTAAATAATTATTAATACTAATATTTTTTAAAATGTCTTGTGTGTGAATTTCTTGTATAAATTTATAATATAATTTATTATCAAAATATTTGTTCATGTCTAAAATATTGCTTAATTCATTGATGTAATTTGGGTTATGTTCTAAAATCTTTATTTTTTGTGTTTGTTTAAGATTGCTTGGGCAAAAATAATTAGGAAATGATACTATATTGTGATTATATTCTAGGTTTTGTTTATTAAACCAATCAATAGTATCACTATAATACATAATATTTACATTACTAATAGTATAGCTTACGCTTACTAGTGGGGATATTGATTTATAAAATTCTAAATTTTTTGTTAGAATATCCCATTTTAATGGAAATCTCATATATTCAAATACAGACTCTATTCCATCAATACTTACGCAGAAGTTTATATTTTTAAATTTTGCAAGAATTTCTAATTGGGTATCGGTTAACTCAACTGACCCATTTGTTACTAACGAAATAAAACAATTAGTATTCTTATTGTCTATCAATTTTTGTAAAATTTCAAAATTTTTCTTTTCATATAATGGTTCACCACCAACAAATGACAAAGTTTTCAAATTTGGATAATCTAGATCATATAGTTTTTCCTCAGATATAATATATTTTTTTTGTGGCGACATTTTTAATGATGCCCATGCGGAACTTGCTAAAGGACTACAAGTTAAACAGGTAGAATTGCACAAATCGGAGGTGGGAATTTTTATGATTTGTTTGGAATAGTTTCCTTTTTTACAATCCTCTTCGATTAAATTTATATCACGGTTTGAGTAAAAATCCATCATATCATTTTTGGTTTGTCGGTCGCTGCGTATATTTTGATCCTCAAGATTCCAACAAGCGTTGCATTCTCGTGGTCTTTTTCCATCCAACATTTCAGCTTTGACTTTTTCAATATCAATTTTTGGAGGCAATAAGCAACAGGCTTGAACTCTGTCCGATTTGGAGTAGTATTCCATCCCAAAAAAGGGCATTACACAAAAATAATTATTCATATGGTTCTATTTACATTTGGCTGATTTTAATTTAAAATATCCACTAAATAACTGAAATTGGAGTAAATTTTGCAGAAAAAGACTCGTAGTATCCTTGACGAACTTGCTCAGTTACCTGTCAATAAAGACAGGGAAAATTTGGTAGAGTCTCGTGCTACGCACGTCATCAGTGGTGCAATCAACCTTATCAACTATATCAAAGAACATTATGATGCAGAATCTGCGGCTGAACTTGAGCGAAGATTACTTAATAGTATTCGTGCACAAGACCCTCAGAAATTTGTTCGTGGCGTTCGGCGATTAAAGAGTGAAGATTAATCAATGTTAGATTTTATACAAACTTTATCAGAGTCTATTAAAGGCTCGACACATATTGAACATCCTGAAGACCTAGTATTTATGGAAGGTTCTAAGGGAGCAATTCGTGCTATGCAAGCACTCAACTCTGTAATTGCCCAACCCAATAATGTTACAATTAAATGGGATGGATATCCAGCATTGGTATTTGGTAGAAATCATGACGGATTACTATCAGTTGTTGACAAACATATGTTTACAAAGAAAGATGGGTCTGGTCGCCGAATTACTAGCGTAGAGCAATTTATTGCATATGACCAAGCACGAGGCGTAAATCGTGCAGATTTATACGAAAGTTTAGCAAAACTTTGGCCAGAATTTGAACAAGCAGTACCACAAAACATACGTGGATACTATTGGGGTGATTTACTATGGGTGACTGTTCCACATGTTCAAAATGGAGAGTATACTTTTCAACCAAATACTGTACAATATCATATTCCAGTAAACAGTGACTTGGGACGTAGGATAGGACGTAGTGGCGGGGGAATAGTTGTGCATCAATTTATGCAAGATTTTGACACCCCACCACAAACTATTACAGGTACTGGTGGATTAAATGTAAATGGTCCGTTGTGTATTTTAACATCACATATTTCTGATACATTAAATTTAAAAATACCAGCCCAACCTGAAAAGAAAGCAAACATCACTATACAAAAATATGGTGCCGCAGTTGATGTTCTTGTTGATAAAATTAATCTGTCCTCAATTAAATGCACAGACCTTCCGCAGCTTATGAAAACCTATGTCAATTCAAGACTTCGTGGAGAAACACGGGGATTCTTGGAATGGGTTCCACAAAAGTTGTCTGCCCCAAAACAACAAAGACTTTTAGGTGAAAATAAAGACGGGTATTTATATCAAAATATTCAAGGAGTTATTGGTGCTTTTGAAATATGCTCCGCTATCGCTGCTTTTAAAAATAATATTGTATATCAAATGGATGCACAACAAAAAACCATTAAATCTACTGTTAATGGGTTGGCTGGTGGTGAGGGATATGTAGTTAATACTGGTCATGGGTTATTAAAATTAGTTAATAGGCACCACTTTAGTGCTGCTAATTTCGCTAAAAATATGTGATCAGACTAAATAATTGTATGCGATAACACGCAAATAATTAAGGAGAAATAAAATGGCAATCGGAGTAACTAAAGTAAACGGCGACAGTGCTGGCGTAACAAACGTAGGAAGCGGAAGAAGTTTTGCAAATGCGGCAATTATTAACACAGGCATTGCTCCTCCTATCGCAGGATACAAAATCACCACTTTAGGTGCAACAGCTAATTTAGCAGCAGAACTAGGAAAGCCAAGTGGTGCTGGTGTAGTTGGTGCAGTTGAAACACTATTAAAATTAATTACAAGCAATGCTACAGTCCTAGCATACCAAGTTGACAGCAATGGTTCAACTGCTCAATTGAGCGTTATTACTGAGCGTAGTTCATGGACTGATGCAGATCTACAATACAGCATTCGTAATTTAGCAGTGGCTACTGGTAATATTGGTGCATATAGCAACGTGTTCCCAACATTGGCTACAGTATCATCAACTGGTGGTATCAAGTTAGCTTAATTGATTTTATATCAGTATTAAAAAGCAGACTTCGGTCTGCTTTTTTTATATCCAGCATAAATATCACTATGCGGTGACGCACATAAATTAGGAGAATTAAAATGGCAATCGGACAAACAAGAAGTGCAGGTTATGCATATGCAGGTGCAGTTGGTACCCTAAATGGTGCTAGTGGTGCACAAGTTGGTAACAGCTTAAAATTTTATAAAGTAGTAGTAGCGGACAATAGCAGTACTGCTATTGATCTTCGTGCATACGACGATGCAGTTGGCGAATTATTTGAAGTAATCATGTTACAATTCCCACAGGGTGTTTTAGCATATTTTGCTGCTGACAATAATAGTGGTGTTATCAGTGTTATTACTGATGGTGTTAACGCACCAGCAGCTAGCGTAATCCAAACATCAATTCGTGCTTTGGGTTCAAGCGTAAGTGCAAATGCAGTTGACGTTCGTGGTACTACTGTAACTGATGGTACACTTTTCACAGTAAGTTAATTTTAACTAAGTTAAAAATAAAAGAGCAGACTTCGGTCTGCTTTTTTATTACCCTAAATATCTGTATGAGATTTTTTACTGCAGTCACTTTAGTTGATATTACTGCCACTGGTGTCACCAGACATCGCACTGAGCAAGAATTGGAACGAAATCAACAACGTAATTGGGAAACTGTATTACAATGTATTGGACTTCGTGCACAGCCACAGCTAATTGAAGGACCAATATGCAGAGAATATCTGATAGATGAAACAACTAATTTTGGAGAAATGTATTATGGACTTCAAAAATGTTGGTTATTTACTTTTGGGGTTGAATCTGATGATGTGTATCTTGTTGATGAAGATCCTGTAGGTGGGCTAGATAAAGATTTTGCACAAGTGCCAATCATATGTGGGTTAGAAGAAACAGCTAGATTTATTCTTCCAATATTTTATCCATATGGTGCAATCAAAAACATCTATTTTATGGATGGTAGAATTAGGTTAAATACTATCTGATTTACTGGCTCACTTAGGCATTTCTTTTGGCACTTTTTATGGCACATTTTTTAGGCACTTATACAGAACCCTGTTTTCTCTTAATAGAAGAAAGATATAAAATAAAATGGCGGAAAGCGAAAGAACTGACCTTGGGGCACACGTTGATCTATGTGCTGAAAGGTATCGTACATTGGAAAAGAAACTAGACAACCTAGAAGGACGTATGGATAAACTTGAAGAGCATATTATTGTCATACGTACCAAATTATCTGAAACTGGTACTGGTGGCGAAAATGCTGCTAATAAGACGATCATAACAATAGGAACCGCTTTTGGTGTTGCCCTATTGACAGGCTTAATTACGACTTTCATACACTTAGCATTAAAATAAAAATGAAGATAGTAGAACTATTAAATAATATTAATATATCATTGACAAACGAAGAGGCAGATGTACTAGGCAAATTTCAAGGAAATGAAAAGATAGCTAA